GAAGACGCAGTAGACTATCCTGATATTGATTACGATGTTTCCTCACCAATGGAACTTAAAGAACAACTTGCCGAGGAGTGGGGCAAGAATGTTGTTGTTCCGATTTCCAACTGGAACACGCTTCAACTTCGTTCTCTCATCAAGGACATCTCAAAGTTCTATGAGGTTCCATTCAAAGAGGTCAATGCCGTAACAGGCAGGATGATGTTCGAGGCAACCCCCAAAGCAAAGAAGGACCACGGGATTACAGCAGGGGTGTATACTCCCACATTTGAAGAGGTAATGAAGTATTCGGATTCACTCCGAAAATTCCTCAAGAAATATCCAGATATTAAAACTCACGTTCTCAACCTGTACGGACAAGTCAGGAGCCTCTCACGACACGCAGGCGGGGTTGTTATTGCCGACAACCTCAACCAGCATATGCCCCTGATCTCTTCCAGGGGCGTAACACAGACTCCTTGGTCGGAGGGACAGAACGTCAGACATCTTGAACCTCTTGGCTTCATTAAGTTTGATATTCTTGGTCTCGCCTCTTTGAGAATGATGGAGACTTGTATCAGTCACATTTTAAAGAGGCACCACAACAACAGAAAACCAACCTTCAAGGACATCAAAGAATTCTACGACAAAAATATCCACCCAGATGTGATTGATTTTAATGACGAGGACATTTATAAAAATATTTTTCATAAGGGGAAGTGGGCTGGAATCTTCCAGTTTACAGAAGGAGGAGCACAACGATTTTGCAAACAGGCAAAGCCCAATACCATTATTGATATTGCCGCCATCACTTCTATCTACCGTCCCGGTCCTCTTTCCGCTGGCGTTGATAAGAAATACGTCGAGGCAATCGGAGCACCTCAATACATCAAGTATGATCACGAGATCATTCAGGAAGTTACAGAAGAAACCTACGGGTTTATGATTTTCCAAGAGCAGATTGCGTTGCTTGCTCATAGACTTGGAAAGGGTATTTCTCTTGGCGAAGGCAACACTCTCCGTAAACTCCTCACCAAGAAGGGAACTGGCGAGGTCGAAAAGAAAAAAGAAAAGATCCGTTTGAAGTTTGTTGAGGGTTGTGTAGAGAAGGGACTCTCCAAAAACAAGGCAGAAAAACTCTGGAACAATATTGAATACTTCTCAGGATACGGATTCAACAAGTCTCACGCAATCTCCTATTCAATCCTATCATATCAGTGCGCTTGGTTATTCCACAAGTATCCCGTAGAGTGGATGGCATCTTTCCTCGATAAAGAACCCGAGACACGAAAAGAGAAAGCGATTACAATCGCAAAGAACTTTGGGTTTAATATTCAAGAATTAAATATTAACACCTCTGGGATGCAGTGGGATATTTTAGACGACAATACTTTAATCCAACCCCTAACTTCCATCAAGGGTCTTGGAGAAGCAGCAATCCAACAAATATTGAGGGCAAGACCTTTCTCAAGTATTGAGGACTTCATCTTTAACGAGAACATTGTATATTCCAAATTGAACAAAAAAGCACTGGATGTCTTATGCAGATCACAAACCCTCAACTGCCTTGTGGATGAGAGGTTCAACGGTCTGAAACACTTCTGGTCAGCAGTCGCAGTTGATAGACCAAAGACCAAAAAGAAGTTTCACACGAACATTGAGTTATTTTATGGGGAGGGAGATTTTACCGAGGAGGAGAAGATTGAATATCTTGTTGACTTGACCGGTCTTTTCCCCCTCCAGAAGGTGGTTGATGATGAGATGCAGAAGGATTTGGAGGGAAGATTTGTTCTCCCCATTTCTGACTACGATGAAGAGTTACAACTTGTTTGGTTTATCCCGAGGGAATTGATAGCAAAGAAAACTCGTAACGATAAAGATTTCTACATTATGAATGTGATTGATTCAAACAGCCAACTCACAAGTGTTAAGTGCTGGGGAGTGTCGCCACAGCGAGATGTAATCCATATTAATAGACCTTACATGGCGAGGGTAAAATATGATGAACAATGGGGGTTCTCTATTAATAATATTAGAAAGAATATGATTCTGTTGGGATAATACAGGTAAGTTGTTGACTTATAAAGACTTTTATATTATAATAGATCTAACACAAGGAGGAGAGATGATTTTAGAATTTGTTAAAGTGCGAGAAAACGTTGTAGTGCCCACCAGGGCAAATCCATCTGATGCTGGTTTAGATGTTTTCTTTAATCCATCAGATAATGAACCAGTACCTATTGAACCAGCCAATGGAAAAACATTATTGCAAACCGGCATCCGCCTGGGAATCCCTCATGGATATATGGTCCAGGTTATGAATCGATCCTCCATAGCCTCCAAGAAACAGTTGGTTGTGGGTGCTCACTGTATTGATTCTGGTTACGATGGCGAAATCTTTATTGACATTCACAATGTAGGAAGCACAATCAGAACCCTCCAACCGGGAGATAAGATTGCCCAACTGGTAATGATCCCTGTGGTTCATTTTAGAATGAGGGAAGCAACAGAGCTTTATGATGAGCCAATCACCATTTCTAATCGAGGTGATGGGGCGTTGGGAAGTACCGATGGATAAGAAAGAGATGGTGGTATCTGGGAAGATTAGTAAAAAAAGTGGAGGGACGCTGTGAAACTCAAAGAAGCACTCACCTATGACGACGTTCTGCTTGTTCCGCAATATAGCGAGATTGCAAGCCGCAGCCAGATTGAATTAACTTCTTTTTTGGGGGACATTCCAAGACCTACTCCAATATTGGCGTCTCCAATGGACACAGTATCGGAGCTTGATATGGCTATTGCCATGAAAAGAGAAGGAGGAACCGCCATTATTCATCGTTATTGCTCAATAGAAGAGCAGTGCAAAATGGTTGAAATAGCAGCACGCCCTGTTGGAGCCGCCATCGGAGCCACTGATGACTATTTTAAACGAGCGCGTGACGTCGCCAAGGCTGGTGCTTCTTTTTTGTGCATCGATGTTGCCCACGGGCACCATATTTTTGTGAAGGAAGCAATCCAGAGACTTCGGGGTTGGTTTGGGCAAACCATTCACATTATGGCGGGAAATGTTGCAACCCTGGAAGGATTTAATGATTTAGCAGATTGGGGGGCAGACAGCATCCGTTGCAATATCGGAGGGGGAAGCATCTGTTCCACCAGAATCCAAACTGGTCACGGTATGCCTGGTCTTGAAACAATCTTCCAGTGTGCTAAATCCGATAGGAATGTTTCAATCATTGCTGACGGAGGAATTCGCTCATCGGGAGATATCGTAAAGGCTCTTGCCGCAGGAGCAGACTTCGTAATGCTTGGATCTCTCTTGGCGGGGACCGACGAAGCCCCCGGCAATAAGATTGAGCGCGATGGAAGATTTTGGAAAGAGTATCGAGGGATGGCGAGTGAGGACGCACAAATGGACTGGCGAGGGGCTTCTTCAACTCCCGAAGGTATTTCTTCCATTGTTCCATATGTGGGCACCGTAGGTCTTGTAATGGAGGATCTCAAGGGAGGCATTCGATCAGGACTATCATATTCTGGTGCTTCCAACATCGCAGAACTTCAGGCAAAGGCAAAGTTTGTTCGACAAACCGCCGCTGGGGCAATAGAAAGCAATACCCATATTTTATTGAGGTCTAAATGAGTATCACAGAGAAAGACAAACTTAAAAAAATAGTTTTTACTGCTACTGAAAAGTCACACGCTGATTTGAAAATAAAACTTCACTATGATGGTCTGACACAAGTAGCCTTTTATCGAATGATGATGGAGGGATATATTGTGGAGGACGAGAGGGTTTTAGAGTTCGTCCAAGATTGGAAAGATAAGAATGAAGTCCAGAGTAAAAGACAGAGAAAAGACATCAAAAAAGAATATAAAAGTCAAAAAGAATTAAAAAGTAAATTTGCTCTTGACGACACCGAAGTCGAAAGCATTTTTGATTTACTAGAAAAGGAGCACCCAGACCTATGAGTGATTTAAAAAAGTGTGCCGCCCTGTGCCTAGAAGAAGATGTATCTTGTCCCAATAGGGATTGTCGCCAGTGGATTTCATACGAGGGGGATAACAACTGCACTCTCATTACTGTTAAGAAACACGGTCCCCTCACTCTTCGAGAAATAGGTTTAAGAATAAATCGAACTCCACCTCGTGTTAAACAAATAATCGACGAAGTTCTTCTGAGGATAAGAAAAAATATTTTAAAGAAATAGTTATAGAGAACACAAATACAAATATTCAAATCTCAAAGGTATTTTGTTTAATTAAGCACTATTTATATGGTGAGTTTACATTTTATCTAAAAATAGGAGAGGTACAAAATGAGTAAGAAAAAGAACCTGTTGAATGAGACTACAGTCCGACGCTTTATGAAGTTGGCAAATATGGAAGCCATCGGCAATGATTTTATTGGTGAAGGATGGGGCAGTAAGGAGGATGAATACAAACGTGACCATGGGCACAAAGCTGGCATCGTTGGCGGTCACTTTAAAGACGACGAAGTCAATGAGGAAGAGGAGTTAGACCTTGAACTCGGTGGCGATGTAGATCTTGAAGATGTCGTCGATGTTGAAGAGGTCCCCGAAGAACTTCCCGAAGAGCCTCTTGGCGACATGGAAGGCAAGGTAGAAGAACTCGTCTCAGCCATCGCTGATGCTATTGAGGGCGTCACAGGCGTCGTCGTAGATGTCGAAGGCGAAGAAGAGGTAGAAGTTGAAGACGAATTGGAATTAG